ATTCGGGGGGTGCGGCAGCGATGCCGACTGCAACCAGCCGGACCGTGGGAAGCGTCTCTGAGTCCTACGCCCAACAGTCCGACTCGACCAACCTTGCGGCGTTTTTTGGGGCGACCAAATATGGTCAACGGTATTTATTCCTGACCCAAACCAGGGCAGCCGGGAGGGCGTTTTTCGTATGAAGCCGACCGACACGCTGAAAACGATGGAAGACTACCAAAAAAAACTCAACGATGCCCTGCGCTTGGTGGTCAAGGTCGGTCTGCCCGAAGGTACCGGGTCCGGGGTTTATCCGGGTGGCCAAACAGTAATCGAGGTCGGAGCCATACACGAATACGGCGCAGGCGTTCCCCGCCGGTCCTGGCTCCGGATGCCGATGGAACTGCACCGAAGGGAGCTGGCAAAATTCATCGCCAAACAATTTGACCTTGTGACAGGCCAAAATGTTGACGCGAAAAAAGCCCTGGGCTTGGTCGGGGTAAAGGCCCGGAATTATTCGTCCGAGGCCTTCCGAACGAACGGCTACGGGATGTGGCCTGCATTGGCCCCATCGACGGTGAAATCGAAAGAGAGGCGCGGAAAGCAGACGCCCTTGATTGACACTGGGATCCTGCGACAATCTATCACATGGAGGGTCGAATGATGTTACCAAACGTCAGAAATGCCCTCACAGGATGGATGCAGCCGGTCACAGTCAAGACGCTGGCCCGGACAACCGTTGATTTTGTCCTGTCCGAGTCTGTCACTGTCCGGACGATTCCTGCCGTCGTCCAACCGACGAAAAAAACCAGTCTGAATGCCGACACCCTAAATTGGTCGCAACCGCACATCACGATCCACACGCCCGAGCGCGTGCACCTGGGTGAGGTCATCGAATGGATGGCCGCAGATTACGAAGTCGTCGAAGTCGCCGATTGGTCACAATACGGCTATTTTGAGGCGGTCTGTGAGGCCACCGGAAAGGCAGTCTTGCAGGAAACGGAGGCACCATGAGCAGCCCTATCGTCAGAGTTGCCCGGGTTATCCGCGACCTGCTGGCAATTCCGGAGACCCAAATCAAGGTCGGACGTATCGACTGGGAGCGTGAAAGTTTCGACACCGAGCTAGTCACTGTCGATGCTCTGTCCCCTGCCGAGCCTCTAACCAGGGGTGAGATATTCGACGGTGAGGCCGAAAAAACGACCTTTGACCGATTTTCCCGGTTGCCGATTGTGATTGATTTTTTGGGGGCAGATGCCTGGGAAAGGGCGGTAAAGTTCCAACTTTTGGCCGATTCCGAACGGTCCAGACAACTGCAAATCGAGCATGGTGTCACGGTCGGCCACGTCCAGCGGATAACCAATGTCGCAGCTCTTGTCGGGGCGCAACATACCGAACAGGTCCAGGTCGAATTGTCGGCATTTTATTCCGATTCCGTGACAATTGGCACTTTGAGGATTGACACTGCACAACTCGAATTCTTGAGGAGTTTATAAATGGCCGAAATAACTAATGTAATCAACGTTGCCTTACTACCCGAGGGGAAGGCCGTTGCGGCGACAAATATGAATGTCGTTGCAATCATCACCAAAGAGCAGGGCGTCTTGTCCACTGCCGAGCGCTACCGGACCTACAAGTCCGCCGCTGCGGTCGCCGGGGATTTCGGGGCATCCTCGGAGGTCACCGCCTACGCCAACACCGTTTTTGCAACCAGCCCCAACGCTATTAATTTTGGGGGGGCCTTGGTGGTTGGTTATTGGAGGGGGGAGAGCGAAAAAGTCGCAGCGACTCCGGGTGTCCTGACCGGGGCCGAGATTGACCCTGACGCCGCCCTTGCTGCACTGCGGCGAATCGACAAGGGCTCGATGGGCATCACGATAGTTAACAAGTCCTACACATTGATCAAGCTGGATTTTACCGGCTGCAAGGATTTTTCTGCCTGTTTGGCCAAGCTGAAATTTGACGACGAGGGGAATGAGGCCAGTGTCAGGCTGGAAAATAACCGAGTCGTCATCACAACGCAGGCCACCGGTGAAGGCAGCGACGTTGGGTTTGCCATCGAGGGGGCCGAGGGGGACTTTATAGGCTCCATCCTTGGCTTGACCGACGGGTGCGGTGCCTCAACCGTTGGAGGGGCGGACCCCGAGACGCTGACCGCCGAAACCAAACTCGCCGGAATCACGGCCATCAGCGCCCAGGTGCAGATTCGAGGGGCGATGTTCATTGATGAAATCGCCGATGACGACATCAAGAACCTCGCTGCTTGGTCCAAGGCCAACCAAGTCCTGATTTACGAAGTTTTTTCCGGGTCCAAATATTTCGCGTTGAACACATCGACTAACCCGGTCTGGGCTAACACGCTGTCGGGCCTGGATACGTTCCGGTGCCTGTACAGTAAGGCGGGCAACCGAAAACTTGCCGCGTCCTACATGGCCAGGGCTCACACGGTCAACTTCAACGCCGAAAACTCGGCGATGACGATGCACCTGAAAGAATTGGCTGTACCTGCCGAGGATTACAGCCAGACCGAAATTGATAATGCCAAGATCGTCGGCCTTGACCTTTTCACGACGATCAAAAATAGCCCGGTTGTGCTGACCTCACCGGCGAATGATTTCGTTGACAATGTCTACAATTTGATCGCCTTTGTCGATTCCGTCCAGGTCGATATGTTCAACCTGTTGAAAATGACCGGAACAAAAATTCCCCAGACAACACCGGGTGTGTTGACCATGATCGACCAGGGTGAGAAAACAACGCGCCGCTTCGTCCGGGCCGGGGTGTTTGGCCCTGGGGAATGGTCCAAGCCCGATTATTTCGGGGACTACAAGACCTTTTTTGACAACATCCGCGAGTACGGTTTTTATTGGCAGGCCGGTTCGCTGGCCGACCAATCGACGGCAGACAGACAGGCGAGAAAGTCCCCTGTCCTGCAGTGCGCGGTAAAAAACCAGGGGGCCATTCATTCGGCCGATGTTGTGATTAATTTCAACCTGTAGGAGGCAAAAATGGCCGTTATCAATTATCCAGCCGACGCAACGACACTGATCCTGAACGGGTTTCCGATCACAGAGTTTGCTGAGGGGGATTTTGTGACCTTGGAACCGCAGGGTGAGGTCACTGTAGCCGTCAATTCCGCCGGGGGTGGAACGGCAATTTCGCAGCCCATCAATTCGTTTGAGGCGACCTTGACGATCCGGGTTCAGCGAAATTCCGGAAACGATGCACTACTGAACCTGTGGCGAAATGCTGTCCCGGCCTTGGTCTTTGACGGGGCAATCAAGACGTTGTTTACTCGGGACAACGCCCCGGTCATCGAGACCGTCGAGCTGCGCACCATGCACATCACGGAGGCCCCCGGCCCCGTTTTGAACAACATGGAGCCGGAACACGTCTCCGAGTGGAAATTCCGAGTCCGAGAGGCCAAACGGAAGGTGGCATAATGGATCAACTTGAATTGTTGCGACAAATCCACGAAACCGGCCTAATCGAGGTCAACGGCAGGGAGTACCGGTTAACCAGGATGCGGCATAAGCAACGCCGGAAGGTTTTTGCATATTTTACACACATCAAAGACCAGCTCTCCGATGGCGATTTCGGGTTCATGGATTCGGAAAAATTCGACGATGTCATGGCCACCATCGCAGACGTGACAACGTTTGATGGCGCTTTACTTTCCCGACTGGAAACGCACTGGGACAACTACCCGCAGGATTATCTTCAGTTCGTCACTGCGGCCATGGGGGGCATCAGTTACCCTTTTTTAGCCGAAAACCTTACAGACTCGGTGTCCCCAGGCGTTCCCAGGGAGAAGATTTAATCCTCTTCACCAATTTAGACGACGAAAAAATGACGTTGTTGTCGTTGGTGAAGGCTGGTTACGGCTCTTTGGCAGAACTAGAGGCCCTGGACACCGACGACTTCTTGGATTTGGTGGAATTTGAGTCGATTTCCAGGGACATTGAGGCGCATTACGTCGAAAAGGTGCATAAGAGGCGGTAAATGGCCGTAGTCAATGAGGTGGTTACAAAATTTTCGTTCAAGGGGTCACTGGAGCCTCTGGCCAAATTCAACGCCGGGCTAAAAACGGTAGTCAAACAATCAGCCCGGATGGCGACTGCTCTTGCAGGGGCTACCACCGGGGCCGCAGTCTGGGCATCAAAGCAATTAGCGGGCGTCGAGGCAATGCGAAACTTTGCCAGGGCGCAGGGGGTGGGGGTCGAGGCCCTACAAAAACTGCGGTATGCGGCCACACAGGACGGGGGAACTGTCGAGACCCTTGATGCGTCAATAGCAGGATTAAACCAACGACTCGGCCAGTTTGCCGCAACCGGGGCAGGTCGGGCCAAGTTGGCCATCGAGGCCCTGGGTTTGCAAATAACCGACGCGCAGGGTGAAATACGGCCAACCGTGGACATTCTCAAAGAATTCGCCGACAAATCCCGGAACATGGCCCCGTCCAAAAGGGTTGCCCTGGCTAACCAACTGGGCATCGATAAATCACTGATCAACATGTTGGAGGGCGGGGCCGATGGACTAGATCGCCTGATGGCCGACGCTGAACAGTGGGGCATTATCAGTCAGGCCCAGGCCGAGACGGCAGCCACCCTGTCCTCCAACATCGACAATCTGCGGCACGGCATAGGGGTGCTTGGGCAGAGGGTTGCAATCAGCATGATTCCGGTCCTGGGCGATTTACAGGGGCAATTCAAGGCCCTACTGCAGGACAGCGATTCCTGGTTAAATAAGGGGTTGCGGAAAATTGGCCCGGTCATGGAATCTGCTGTCGGGGCCATCAAGCGCCTGATGCCGATCATCGTTGCCCTGGGTGCAGCCTGGGCCGTGTCATCTGCCCCAATGTTGCTGACTGCTGCGGCGATTGCGGCGGTTGTCTTGATAATCGATGATTTGATAGTCGCTGCCCAGGGCGGCGAATCGGTCATAGCCAAGTTTTTTGACTCGTTCGGGGTGGATATCCGGCCAATCCTTCAAGACACGGTCCAGTTCGTCAAGGATTTATTCGCTGGAATCGTGGCCTTCGGGAAGGCCCTGTTGCCGCCGATAATTGAATTCGTCAAGGCAGTTATCCCGGCGGTTATCGACATTGGTCGGGCCATTGGTGCAGTGTTTCAGTGTTGTATCAATGTTTTCCATGGCGTCATGGCCTTGTTCCGGGGTGACACCACCGCAGCAAAGGAATTTTTCACGAAGGCGTTCGATAATGCCATCAGCTGCGTTAAATCGCTGCTCTCTAGCCTGGGCAAGTTCGTCAAGGTGGTATTTACGGCGGTTGGTAGTTTTCTCAAAATGCTACTGCCTGACTCGTTTGGGAAGGCCATCGATGCACTTGT